GGACATTAATGTAGTTGAAATAGACTATCAAAACACCTATTACACAGAATACACAGATGGTTTTATTATTTACCACCATAGATTCAAACAAGCAGACCTACGCTTTTGGGTATTAGAAAACTACGATATCTCAAGAGGTCAAGTTAAAATAGAATTAGACCCTACAAGTATGGAGCAAGCAGAAAATCCTATTTACTTTACTCAAGATGTAGAAGAGTTTATTAACGAGAATTACGAAGAATTGATTTTAGCAATCTTAAAGCAACCAGTGCTGGCTTGTCAATCTACTTTAGGTAGTGCTATTTATAACATTTGTAGACCGCAGTAATATGATAGACTTAAATGAGATTATCCAACTTCAAAAGGAAGTTATAGAAAGTTGCGAAAACATAATTGCCTTACAAAAAGATAAGGAAAAAATTATGCAAGATATGATAGATAGTTTAACTGAACAATTAAATTCTCTAATTGATTTATGTAAAGAGGTAGTAAAATGAGCATTATAACCGTACACAAATTTATTAATAATCCACCGAAGGAGAGTAAGCTGGATAAGTTAAAAAGGCTTTATAGACAAACATTAGAAGATGGTAATTACTGCAAATCAGTCCAGGCAATGTATCTTATAAATAAAGTCAAAGAAGCTGAAATACAAAGAGTTACAAACGATTACGAGCATCACATTTCGAAGCAAATAATTAAAAATAATTACCTTAATTTAATTAAATAATTAGTATCTTTAAAAACCAAAAAACAAAACTATGTCACTATTAAAAATTCAATCAGAATTAAAAGCACCAAAGAATCAATTTAATTCCTTCGGGAAATACAAGTATCGCTCAACAGAGGATATATTGGAAGCGTTAAAACCTTTATTACTTAAGTACGAATGTACTATGGTTATATCGGATAACATCAAAGAAAAAGCAAATATTATTTATTGTGAAAGTGCAGTCTTATTAATAGACAAACAAGGTCAAAGATATGAATCTTGTGCTTCTGCTGGTATAGACCCAAACCGCAAAGGTATGGATATTAGCCAGTCTTTTGGAAGTTCAAGTTCATATGCACGAAAGTATGCTTTATCTGCTTTATTTCTCCTGGATGATACCAAAGATGCTGATGCTACCAATATGCACGATGCAGTCAAAATGGTTGAAGAAAAACTTAAGCCAACTTTAAAAGTAGGTACTGAACTATTTGACAAATGTAGAGCAGGCTTTTTAAAGGATGCAAAGAATTTAATTGCTATCCAAGAAAGATATTCAATGAATGATGAAACTTTTGAAGCACTAACTGCAAAATGAAATACTTTAAAGCAAGACCAAGTTCATTAGGGAAATTAATGAGCAAGTCAAAGAAGCCAGGCGAATTATCGCAAACTTGCATAACCTATCTTAAAGAATGCTATGCTGAAGACAAAGAAGAACTTTCATCAAAGTATTTAACCAAAGGTATCTTATTAGAAAACGAAGCTATTGAGTTTGCATCTAAAGTATTATACGGTGGTATAAAAGCCTATAAAAACGAAGATATTTACGCAAATGAATGGTTAGTAGGAACTCCTGATGTAATACTTGAAAACTCTATAATTGACACCAAGTGTTCTTGGAATAGAAAAACATTATTAGATTCAGCTTTAGAGTTAAATACGGACTACGAATGGCAATTGAGGGGATATATGTTTTTGTGCAATAAAGAGTTTGCTACACTATTCTATTATCTTGGCGATACTCCTGCTGCTGCTAATTTTGGCACTAAAGTAAGCTATTCACATTTAGAAGACTTTGAACGCTGGGTAAGCTACGAGTTTAAACGAGATTTAGACAAAGAGCAAGAGATTATAGACAAGGTAGAACAATGCCGAGAATGGCTTAAGAATTACGATGCCGAGATACAGGCAAAATTAGGAACAAGAATTATAACCCTTTAAAAAAAATAAAATGGCAACAATTATCAACGCATCTATTGATGTAACAAAAATCGACAGAACAAAATTAATCAAAGAGAAGTATTTAAACCTATCTATTATTGTAGATGACAAGAACGATAAGTTTGGTAACAATGTTTCAATTACTTTAAGCCAGTCTAAAGAAGAAAGAGATGCTAAAGCACCTAAAACTTATATGGGTAATGGTAAAGTAGTTTGGGGATTGGGTAAGTTAGAAGAAGCACCTAAAGAAGACAATAGTTTACCGTTTTAATTAAAGATATTACCGCCGCTACAAGCGTTCTTTTTGCGGTAAAGATAAGAGGTGTCTGCGAACAATATTAGGGGAAAGTTTTACAATTTTAGCAGAGATTAACACCCAAGTACTAACCCGTAGCGTTAGTATTTTAAAATTATACGATATGGATTTTTTAGAGGAATATAGAACTGGGAATGTAACGATTGAGGATTTAAGCCAAAAGTATAACATATCCCAAAAGCGAATAAGAGAAGTCCTAAGAGCAAAAGGAATAAGAACAAAGCACCTTAGAACCAAGAAAGTAACATTACAAACTAATGCTATTTTTAATGACTTTTTAAAGTTGTATTTAGTTGAAGGGAAGGCTATAAAGCATTATGCAGAGAAGTTTAATGTACCTTTATCTTCTTTAAATAAAAAGCTGGATAAATACTTTAAATTGCGAAAGAAGTAGTATATTTGCAATGTATTAAGTATCTAATAAGAAGTTGTGAGCTTGTTAGATATTACCTAAATGGTTATTAAATAACCTGAATCCTGTCGAAACTCACAACCGATGGGATTCTTTTTTTTACGCTTATGAAGTTTTTAGAGAAAGACCTGGAGGATTACATTTATTATGTAAACAATAAAAGGTTAGCAAAAGAAGGTTTAAATTTTTATTATTACAAAAAGTTTAGGCAATTAAAAATTGGTAAATATGGAGTTGCTGATTTAGTTACAATTTCAAAACCTCCTTTCCTAAAAGACTTAAAAATATTTCCTGAAAAAATTTATATAACCGTATATGAATTAAAAAAAGATGAATTAAATAATAAAACTTTCTTTCAAGCAATTAGATATTTAACAGGTATTAAAAGGTATTTGAAAAAAAGGGGTAAAAATTTAAATAATTATTGTTTTAATATAGTTTTATTGGGTAAAACATTAAATTTAAATGAAGATTTATGCTATTTACCTGATATATTTTATGATTATGAAGGGCATAGTATGGTTGAAATTTACCTTTATAAAATTGAAAATAATAGTATAGAATTTGAGTTACAAGAAAATTTTAAATTAACTGATGAGGGATTTTAATATGAGTGCAGGCTGGATAAAAATACACCGAAAATTAAAGGAACATTGGATATGGTCAGACCCCATTAAGTTCCAGTGGTGGCTTATAATGCTTTTAGAAGTTAATCATAAACCTTGCAAAATGCAGTTAGGATTACAACTAATTGAAATAAAAAGAGGTCAATCTGCTAAAAGTTTACGAACTTGGGCAACCATTTTTGGATGTACTCCAAAGACTGTTTCTGCCTTCTTTAAGATGCTTGAAAGTGATAAAATGCTTGTTATAACAACTATCGGAAAAGGTAAACAAAGCACAACCCTTATAAACATTACAAAATATGAGGATTATCAAGGGGTAGAGGAAACGCAAGGTACTACATTAAGTAAACGCAAACTACCTACAATAGAAGAAGGAAAGAATGAAAAGAAAGATATAGGCAAAATTATTAGTCCTACTTTATCAGAAGTTTTAGCTTACTTTGAAGAACATAAATATAAAAAAACGGAAGCAGAAAAAGCCTTTAATTTTTACAACAATAGAAACTGGAAAGATTCTAATGATAAACCTGTAAAGAATTGGAAACTTAAAATGCAAGAAGTTTGGTTTAAAGAAGAAAACAAAATAAAAGTACAAGCACCTATTATACCTACATTTTACTACTAATGGACTTTATAAAACAATATAGCGATATACAAGGCGAATTAGATTCGCTTTACGATACAGGATTAATTAAAGGCGAAACAATAGGATTCCAGGATGTGGATAAGCTAATATCCTTCAAAAAAGGTGCAACTTCTTACATCTACGGAACTCCTGCATCAGGTAAATCGGAGTTTTGGTGGGAATGCCTTATAAACTTATCAAAAAGTAAAGGTTGGAAACATTTAATCTTTAGTCCCGAAACGGGAACTCCAGCAGAAATATTTGCCGAGATTATTCATAAATGGGCAGGTAAGCCATTCTTTGACTTGGATGGTAATAAGCTACAAAGACTTACTAAACAAGAAATGTATCGTTATGGCTTAGAAGTTAGTCAATACTTTTACATTATGGATTTAGGTGTTAAAGATATTACTTTAGATGATTTCCACGAAGCGGTAGAGAAATACGGTGTTAAATTTGATACAGTTACAACAGACCCTTTTAATGAAGTTAAGCACGATTTAAAAGGCGAACAAAGGGATATGTATATGGCTCGTGTTTTAGGCAAAATAAGAATGTATGCAAGGGAATATAATTACCACCATACAATTATTATGCACATAGCAAGGGAAACAGGAGCAAAGGTTATAGATGATGCAACAGGAATAAAATATTATCCACCTGCTGACCCACGATTTATAGATGGTGGCGAAACATCGTTTAGAAAAGGCGAACAAATGATTTGCGTCTGGCGACCACCATTTGGAGTTTCTAAAGATGGAAACTCTTATCAAGGTAACGAAGTAAAGATTATAGTACAAAAAACAAAGCCTAAAGGCATAGGAGAAATAGGCGAGGCTACTTTATTCTTTGATAAGTGGAAAAACTGCTATTACGAAGAAATAAACGGAATAAAGAGTTATGCGGGAAATTATGTTACATTTGAAAAACCAAAAGTATTACCTTTTTAATTATGAACCAGCATAAAATGTACAGGTGTATCCGATTGATGCAGCTACTACAAGAAAAATCACGAAACATTTACACAATAGCTAAATATCTTCAAGTATCAAATAGAACCGTATACCGGTATCTTAAACTTTACGAAGAACTTGGGTATACAGTAAAAAAAGATATGTTTAACAAAGTATTATTAATCAAACTATAAAACCTATAATTATGAAAGCAAAATTAATTGAATCAGTTTATCATTACAAAAACCATCAAATTATTATTGAACCATTTTGTGGAAATCTTTGTGGTTGGGCAGTAGAGTTTAAATATGCTCATTTATTTAAATGTATAACCGAACTTGGTATAGAAACTAACGAAGAATTAGGTTTAGAGCCTAATGTAGAAATTTCTTATTTTTCAATAGATAGATTTGATGAATCAAGAATATATCACAATAAAATAGATATTAATAAAGAAAAATCTATACTTAAATTTTTAATGGGTTGTATTGATGATTTTGGTTTTAATAATTAATGACACTACAAGAATTTATTAAACATTCAGAAGCAAGGCTTTTTAGTTTAGAATTATTTGAACAATTACCAATCCATAAGCTATCTTCGCAGTATTATGTGGATGCTTTAAGAGAAATCATAAGCCTAATTAACCCAGTGCAGGACAAGAAATTTA